AAAGGTTCAGAAGTCCTATATTATAGTAATAAAGGCTTAGAGTATGCAACTAGAATATGTGATAAACTAGGTACAGTATTTAAAAATAGAGGTGCTAAATTAGATAAAAGATTATATATCTTAAATAGTTCAAAGCCTACAGCAGTATTAATTGAAAGTTTCTTCTGTGATAATAAAGAAGATTATGATAAAGCTAAGAAACTAGGTCATGAAGGTATTGCTAAGTTAATTGTAGAAGGTGTATTAAATAAAAATATAAATAATGAGGGAGTTAAACAGATGTACAAACATACAATTGTTTATGATGGAGAAGTTGACAAAATCTCTGCAACTGTAGTTGGTTGGGGTTATAATGATGGGAAAATACTGATATGTGATATAAAAGATTACGTGCCAGGTCAGACGCAAAATCTTTATGTTGTAGGCGGTGTAGCATGTGAGAAGATTGGTTCTATGACTAAAGAAAAATTTACTATGATAAAGGGTAATGATAGATTTGATACACTTTATAAAGCACTGGAGTTTATAAATAAATAAAATCAATAGAGTTAATATATTTTACATTTTGACTACAATTTTATGACAGTATCACAACAATTTATAAAATAAAAAATGATATATTAAATATAACCATAAGTCATCTACAAACTTTAAAAAATCAGGTATATGAAGAGCAGTTGAGTATATAGCAATAAGTGGTAGGAGGAGGAATAAAAAATAATAGTGCAATGAAAGTAATTATAATGTAGAATAGTATTAAATAATATTATTTTAGGGGGAGTTAAGATGGCTTATGAAAATGGGACTAATTTGGTAGCGTATTTTCCTAACTGTATAAAAAAATACGAAAAGGATAACAAAATATTTGAAAAGACAATACTATTACTTAATTTATATATGCAGATGCCAACTTGGCCACATTGTATTCATGAATTTAAAGCTAAAGCAAATGAAATTTTGGGAGAAGACCCAGAATTTATAGGTGAGTATGGAATTAAACTGAAAGACTTTTATAATGAAGGTGAAAATGTAAATATAAGCCAAAACTTTAAAAATGATTTGTATACTTTTTCAAATAGTACATATGATATATTAGATAACTCATATATTCAGAGAATCAATCCAATTGGCTTATATTCTATATCTTCTTTGGCTAGAGAAAATGATTTTATTTTGAAACTATTTAGAAATGATAAAAAATCTTTGGAATTAGAACTATCTAAATCAGAAATACAATCAATAATTGAACATTTAGAGTCTATGATAGAGGAAGAATAGTTATGAAGGGTGAATATAATAAAGAAAAAGAAAAAGTAATAAAGTTTAATTCCAACAAGGATAAAAGTAAAATCAACAAATATACAGACTATTATAATACTTTAAATAGTACTTTGATGGAGAAAAATAAATGTATTGGAGATAATTGGTTTTTAGCTACTACTTCAGAGGAGGTAGGTAATATGAATGAAGAAGAAAAAAGAATACTAGAAACTGAAAAAAGAATATTAGAGACTGAAAAAAGAGTACATCAAAATAATAAGGAAGTAAAAGAAAGTATAGATAAGCAATTTAATGACATAAAGGGTATTTTTAAAGAATACAAGAATGATTTAGACAAAGATAGAATAGAACTAAAAAATGATTTAGCTAGAGAAAGAATTGAGTTAAAAAGCGATTTAAAAGAAGCTATAAACGAACATAAAAAGGTGACAGAAAAGGATGTAAGTGAAATAAAGAATAGTATAAAAGGTATAGAAGATAGAATTGATTCAACTAATAAATGGATTATTGCATTATGTATAACTACTATAATAGGAATTGCTACAATGGCTATTACAATAGGTATATCTATATGGCCAAAGTAACACAAAAAGAGGTAACTAGAATTAAAATAGTTATCTCTTTTTATACTTAAACAAAACATTGAAAAAATAGTAAAAAATATTAACAGGATACATAAAACTATAGTATAACCTGTAATAATAAAACGAACGAAAATTATCATACTAAAACATAAGACATGCTATAATTGTATTAGATAAATGCTTGAATATATACCAAAAGTACTCTTTTTATAAGAGTGCTTATTTTTTTGAAATTCATCAACATATAAACTATCAAGAACATTACTCAACACACCTTAAAATTGATTTAAATTCTTTTTCATACACAAAGTTATATGATATAATAAAAAAGTAAATATGTAACCCCAACACATCTTTACTAAGTCAAACATTATTATATAGAGCATTCTTCATTATGGAGAGTGCTTTTTCATTTCTTTGAATAATCATGTTGATTATTTATAATATTTTCATTTAATTTATCTTTATCTATCAAATTTAATGCACAATTAATACAAATGTTAGTTTTCATATGACTTTTCTTATGAAAAGTAATATACTTATTATCATCTTTATTTATTCCTTTATTACAGTAATCACATAATATAGTCTTAGTCATATTTTTATTCCTTTCATTTTATATTTTCCATAATTAAGTTTAACATATTTAGTATATACCTATGTATATATATTTAAAACAATGTTTTTTATTGCAATATAGAATATATTGTATAAATAAAAAAATATGGAGAATGGATATTTGATAATTGTAAAATTATGTTATAATTTATATGTAAGGAACTAAATATCTAAGAGTGGCAGTTTCCACATTATGCTCTAACCTACTTTCTAATGAAAGGAGGTGGGAAGTGTGGAAATAGTAGCAGTTTATTACATAGCAAAATTTTTACTTGATTTATACAAAGTAAAAAGCCACTCAAAGTCGGAAGCTAAGAGTGGCTTTATATTTAATTTAACTATTAATAAACTAATAGTAAAAATTAAATATAAAAA